GCCAGCGTCCGCAACAATGCGACCTGGAACCAGGCGGCGACATACCGTATGCAAACGGATACCGACCTGTACGCGAAGGATATGTTCGCTTTGGGCATGTTCTACAATAGCGCGCTTATCGGCATTGAGGTCAACTTCGACACTCACCCGGTTAAGGAATTGACACGGCTTAAATACCCGAAGCAGTATGTCCGGCAGAAATTAGACAAGATCGGAAAAGATGTAGAAGAACGGTTCGGCTGGCTGACCAACAAGGTTACCCGTCCGATGCTGATAGGGGAGCATGTGGCGCTTGCCAGAGACCATATCGATACCTTTAACGACATTGCGACCCTTGAGGAAATGCTTACCTTTGTTCGCAACGACAGGGGCAGGCCCGAGGCGCAGGAAGGGGCGCATGACGACACTATCTTTGCCGACGGGATAGCCCTTCAGATACGGGAACAGCAAAGATTTGATATAGAGAAGCCGAAGGAGAAGCCGAAACCTTTACCCTGGCCTTTGCAGGACGAGGAACCGGCGGCAGGGGGGATCAGAAGCTGGAAGAAATGGTAAGGGAGGGGAGAAGCCATGATCCGCAAAGAGGGCAGCAGGTGGATTCTTTATACCAAGGATGGCAGGCGGGTTTTGGGGCGGCATAGGACGAAGAAAGAGGCAGAGGCACAAGAGCGGGCTATACAGGCGAGGAAGAGGAAATAGAAGGGGAGGTTTTGTGATGAAATATCGTAAAAAGCCGGTGGTTATTGATTCCCGGGAGGTGAGGCCATGAGCGAAGAACAGGCGAAGTATAATGCTATTTCTCCGCAGGAGCGCAAACTGCTGGACATTATCAAAGAACTTGACTACGGGGAGATAGAAAAAATCATTGTCAAGCGGGGCGAACCGGTATTTGTGAAGTTGGCAACGAGGGATATAAAGCTGGATTAGGGAGGGTTGTTGTTGTATATTATTGACGATCTTTTGTGCAATCGGGTAGAGGTTTCTCCTGGCAAATGGGTAATAGCGCGTCCCATAAACTATAAATACCGTTCTATCACGCAAAGGATTAAAGAGGCATGGGCAGTGTTTACTGGGGAGGCAGAAGCGGTTAAGTTTTTATCCAACAAATAAACCGAGAACTTAATAATTTTAAACCTCATTAACCTGAGAACAGGGGAGGCCGACAGCAGAGAGACCGCATTATACGTATGCGGTTTTTGTGTTGTCCGTCTCCCCTTTTTTTATTTATTAAAGGCGGTGATTCTATGCTTGAATTTATTCTATCCTTTTTAGGCGCATTTTTAGGCGCAGCCGCAGCCTTTTACCTGCTGCCGAAGGGTAAACCCTCAAAGACGCAGCATAAGCCCTCTCCTGCGCCTATTAGCGGGCTTGTACGCAAAGCAAGGGCAAGGGACGAACCGAATAACCCGGCAAAGCAGTTTGCCGAGCGGAAAAGGGAATGGCTTTTCGGCCCGAAGGACGGTGAGAGCTGATGGAAAATACAAACAAGCGCAAAGGCAGGGACGGCCCTTTGTCCTACCCTTCACAATCAGACACAGACAAGCACAAAGCCGAGAAGATCAGGCGGCGGTATCGTTCCGGTGTCAGCTATAAGCAGGGGCAGGGGTTTTACGAAGAATGGGCAGAGTATGAGCGTTTCTGGAACGCCGACCACTGGCCCAGGGCAACGGTTGACACAGAGGATTTCCCCCGCCCGGTTGTCAATCATTTCGCCTCTATCATTGAACAGAAGGTAGCCGGCTTAACCTATGAATTGCCGAAGATATATTTTGAACCGGTGGAGGGCGACCCGGACATTGAAAAAGGCGGCATAGAATCCGCAGACCTGCAGGCGGCGGAGATTCTTTCCATTGTTGCCGAGACGCAGGCAGAAAAGCTGGACTTAGAGGATTTGCTGGATCGGGGCGTACGCAATGCGGCGGTTTTGTGTAACGGGATTTGGTTTTTCCCCTGGGACAATACCATTATCGGCGGTGGGCCTAACTCCCGTTATGTGGGCGATATTGCAGGGTATGTCATTGACCCGGTGGACTTTTTTCCCGGCGACCCGACCAATCCCGATATACAGAGCCAGCCCTGGATTATCTTAGCGGAAAGGAGGCCGCTGTCCGAGGTAAAGGACTTCTACCGTTCTTATGCGCCGGAAGTTGTTGACCTTCTGCAGCCGGAACAGCAGACCAGCGATACCCAGGTTTACGACCACCAGAAGGTTGAGCAGGACGAGACTTCTTATGTTGATGTGCTGCACCATTTTTGGAAAGAAACGAAGGAAGTTAAGAAGGTTATCAGCCTGGGCGTGGAGATAGAGGGCGAAGCAGGCGGGGCAGAGATAGAGGAAACGCAGGAGATTACTACTACCGAGACTGTCCTTAATTACGAAGTAGAGTGCCAGGGTTTCCTTTTGCGGGAAGAAAAGCGGTTTTATGAACACGGGCTTTATCCCTTTGTCTCTTTCCCCTGGATGCCCAAGCGTAAGAGCTTTTGGGGCAAGCCCGAGGCGAAGGACATTATCGCCGCACAGAAGGAGGTAAACCGGCTTTCCGGTATTTCCCTTCTTTCCGCTTATATGGCGGGGCTGCCGGACGAGGTTTACAAGCCTGAACACATAGATGAGAACGACCTGGAGGGCACGGTAGGCGGCAGGAGGATTAAGGACAATACTCCGGGGCAGGCCTGGAGCATAAAGTATCTCGACCCCCCGACACCTGCCGGGCATATCCCTCAGCTTATAGAAAGCATTGATGCGGGCATGAAGGAAGCTTCCGGCGCACATGAGGCATGGAGCGGCAAGGCTCCTTCTGCCGACCTGAACGCTTCGGCTATTATCGCTTTGCAGGAGGCGGCAGGGGTAAGAATAAGGGGTATTCAGCGCAGGCTGGTTAAGGCAATTAAGGAAATGGGCGAGCTTTGGCTGGCGCACTGGAAGGAGTTCTATACCGAACCGAGGCTGTACCGCAAAGTAGGGCCGAATAACCAGGTTGGCTTTATCTGGTTTACGGCTACGGATTACAAAGATATGCAGTTTGACGTGAAGGTGCAGGCGGGCACAGCTTCGCCGTTCAGCAAGTCTTTGGCTATGGCGAACCTTGACAAGCTACTGGAGATGCAGCTAATCACTCCTGACGAATATCTCGACATGATCCCGAACGACATTATGCCGCAAGCCAAGCGCATACTGGCAAAAAGGGAATCTGATTTGAAGGAAGGTCTGCCGCTGATTGTCCAGACAGTTATTCAGACGGCGACAGAGGCGGTTATCAGGCAGGTTATGGCTTTGATTACACAGGCGCAGCCTCAGCCGCAGCAACCGGTGCAGCCTGAAGTTATGCCGCAGGCGGTAGGCCCACAATATCCCCAATATTAAGGAGGTGGTTATATATGACGGTGGTAAGGGTAATTCCGGGCGAGATACATTATTATATCGGCAAGACAGCCGACGACAAGCCTACAGGTGTTCCCTACGGTTCAATATATGAGGACGAAGAAACCGGGTTCAAGTATAAGTATGGTAAAGAAGGTTGGTTCAAGGTAATTTCACCAACAAAAGAAGAAACAACAGGCACTACCTAGCCTCTCAAACCAGAGAGGCTTTTTGGTTTCCACATAAAACGGGCGTTAAATTATTAGCCGTCGCCGGGCTAAAACATTAAGGAGGATTTACCTATGTCAGAAGAGTTGCTTACGGGCGTTGAAATGCAAGACGATCCCGCCGCCGGGGATCAGCAGGAAGAAGAGGACATTTTCGGCTTAGGCGAGGACACGGGCGAAGAAGAAACTCAGGAGGACGCCGCTTCTGAGGAAGCCGAAACGGGTGCATTTGAGGACGAATCGAATGAGAAAGCCTTTGCCGCACGGCTCAGGAAAGAGCGGGAGAAGATAGCGCAGGAGACAGAAGAACGGCTGCGGCAGGAATACGAAGCAAAGTACCAGCAAATACAGCAGCAGCAACAAACACAGCAGCAGCGATACATTCCCCTGTCACAGACCCCCCCGCCTCTGCCCAGGCAACAGCTTGAAGATTTAGCGGAGCAGTTGGGGGTAACGATTGAGACGGCTAACGCCATGTATCACCAGCAATGGTTGATCAACCAGCAGAACGAAGCTATCAGGCGGCAGGAGGAATACCTGCGCCGCATGGCTGACAGTACTTCCAAGTCCGAAGCGCTGAGAGCCATTGAGCAAAGGCGCAAGGTCAACCCTAACCTGCCGGAACCGGACGAAACCAGGCTGCAGCAGATACGGCAGGAGTATAAATGGAAGTACGGCTATGATCTGCCCTGGGAAGAGGCATATGAAAAGCTGATAGCGCAAGAGGTTATAAGCGGCAATCTTACCCGCACAGCGCAGCAGAAGGTTATTAACGACATAACCGCAAGGGGCAGAAAAACCGTGCAGGCGGGCAAAGGCGGCAGGGCTAAAAAGCCCAGCATTGAGGACATGTCAAAGGATGATTTTGAGGCTTTGGTTGAACAGGCCAAAGCCGGGAAGTTCAAAAGAACATAAAACAAGAGGTGAAGATAAATGCCGAACAGGTATTCAGGTGAAAACGCAGTAAGCCAGCAGGCGCAAACTTTTTACGACCGTATTCTGCTGGAGAGGTTAAAGCCGAAACTGGTGTTTTTGCAGTACGGACAGAAGAAGCCTATCCCTAAAAGGGAAGGGGCAACCGGGAACTGGAGAAGGTTTACGTCTCTTTCTCCGGCAACTACTCCTTTAGTTGAAGGCGTAACCCCGCAAGGCGACCGGCTGGTTGTCGAGTATGTTTCCGCTACGGTGCAGGGGTACGGCAACTTTGTGTACCTGACCGATCTTCTCGACATGGCGGGGATTGACCCGGTAGCTACGGAGACGGTGGAGTTAATGGGTGAAAATGCTGCCGAAACTCTGGATATTGTGGTACGGGATGTTGTTGCTAGAGGGACAAACGTTTACCGGGTAAGTGGCAGGGCAGACCGGAATTTGGTGCAGGCCGGGGACATAATAGATGGTGCAACCATGCGCCGGGCAAGGCGTATTATGGCGAGAAACAATGCCAAACCGGTTCCCGGTGCAGGGGCTTATATCGGGATAGTTCACCCCGACGTGGCTTACGACATTATGGGCGATCCGGCATGGGTAAACGCTAACCAGTACGCGGGCAGCCAGAAAATCTTTGACGGTGAGATTGGTAAAATGCACGGGGTTCGCTACATTGAATCAACCCTTGCGCCGATTTTTGAAGGAGAAGGGGCAGACGGTATTGATGTGTACGGGACAATAATTATCGGTGCAAATGCTTATGGTGTCCCTGATATTGCCGGTTCCAGCAAGCCTAAGACTATTATCAAGTCTTTGGGCAGCGGCGGCACTAGCGACCCCTTAGAGCAGCGATCTTCGATCGGCTGGAAGGCTTATCTTGCCGCTGTTCGCTTAGACGAGCTTTGTATTCTCAGAGTGGAGAGTGCTGTCTCGGCTTAATGCCGGGGCAGTTCTCTTTTAAGGAGGTGTGTTGATTTGCAGTTTAATAAGGTTTGCTTTATGGTTTCGGAGACGGCGCAGCATGGAAGCGGTTTCTGACTGTTTTGTTGCAGAGCGCACATAGAAGGATAGATACCGCTGTAGAAGATACGGCAGACGCCAGTGATGCGGCAACGGCTTACGCCTTGGCTAATTCGCTTAAAGCGAAGTTTAATGCTCATGCTGCTGCTACTGCTTTTCACTTTGCAGCAGATAGCGCTAACAAGGTAGAGGCCGCCAATGCAACGACAGTGGCGACGTTGGTAACTTTGGCGAATGAGATTAAAGCGGATTTCAATGCCCACCTGTCAGATACCGGGCATTTAGTCAGCGACGCTAAAAATGCAGTTGTGGCGGCTAATGCGGCGGGCGCAGACGACGCTGCCAAAACCGCATCTGCTATCGTCCTGCTGAACGAGGCAAAGGCGAAGTATAATGCACATTTAGCCAACGCATGGCCTATATAGCTGTGCAGATACGGGACAAAGTAGGGGGGCCTTAACCGGCCCCCTTGTTATTTTACAAATGGAGGATTGAATATTTATGGCAAACGATTACAAATGCAAGCATTGTGGTATGGAGTTTGAAAATAAGGGGGAAGAGTTGGCGCATTACAGGCAGTTTAAAGACGGTTCCTGCACAGAGGAAGCAGTAAAAGAAGGTGTGCCGGAGAGGGATCAGACTTCTATCCCCAAGCCCTTGTACGATAAAGAGGCTGAGGCGATTGACTTTACCGACCAGCAGGGGATTGAAGCGCAGGTAACGGCTATTGCCAGAAAAACAGCAGAAGAGCTTAAAACGTTCCCCAAAGAAAAGGTTATGATCCCGAAGGACAAGTTAAACCCGCAGGATTCTTACGCGGTGGTGGGTATTAACGGCTGGAACCTGCAGATTCAAAGAGGCGTGCCGGTTTTGCTGCCCGTACCAGTGGTAAAGCTGCTTGAAGATGGAGGGTATAACCCTACTCGTGTAAGGTAGGTGGCAGATATGGACTTAACGGAAATCCGTAACCGGGTAATGAAAGTAACCGGCCATTTAAACGTGGACGATGTGGACGCTGAGATAAACATGGTGCAGCGGCAGTATGTCCAGCCGGTAGCCAAAATACCGGGAGAGGTAACATATACGACATTGGAAGATAATGAAGAGTTAGATGTAGCGGCAGATATAGCCGATGACGTTTACCTCTTTAATTTTATCCGGGACGTAACCATTGATAACCGGGGTACGCCTGTCCCTTTGCTGAAAGACAGCGATACCCGCACTTACGGTGCAAGGTACCATAACGGCAAGCTGGCGCTTTTGGGCATAGGCGAAGGAAGGACACTGCTTATTGCCTATTACAAGCGGTTGGCAGACTTAGGCGAGGGGGCGGGTGAAGTTATTGTCCCCGAGATACCCGAACAGTGGCATGACCTTTACTGGATAGGCGCAGCGGCGATGATTAACCCGGAACGGTATTACGGTTTGTTTCAGGACAGGTTGACGGAGTTTAAGCGGGAGAGGATAAGAGACACCCGGCCTTACGGGGCCAGGATCAACCTGCGGGGGTGGTGGTAAACGATGACCCTGTTAGAAATTATTGCACTTATCGAGGAAGAGTATAAAGATGTTACTGCCGGGGATCCGGGAGTTACAAGGAGTATAAATTTCGTTTACCGCGACCTCTCAAAGCTGTATACAAGGGAAACCATTGAAGAAAACAAGGACTTAGTTACCGCCGCCGACCAGGAAGTTTATACCCTTCCTGCCGATTCCAGGCAGATATTCAATGTTTATATCGAAGGAAGCCGGTTGCGCCATATTTACAAAGAAGCCCTGCTCAACCCCAGGCCCAAGGGTATGCCCAAGCGGTGGTATTCTTTCGGTGCAGGCGATATAGACGCAGATGTAAAGCAGAGGTTTGGCCTTGACCCCGTTCCTTCGGAAGAGGAAGGAGGGCTTAACATTGTTGTCGCCTATGAGCCGATGCCTGCCGATCTTGTCGAAGATACAGACAAGGTAAAGTATATCCCCGAAGAAAAGCAGTATCTTATCGCCTGGGGCGCTATTGGGATTCTGGCGGGTATAGAAGAGGATTACGATATTGCACAGAACTTTGAATCACGCTACAGGGCGACGTATAACGAATTAATGATGGAAATGGGGCTTTTCCGGGAAAGCAATTATCCTGCTACGGCAAGGCAGGTGAAGCAGCCATGAGGGAACGGGTTTTAAAGCAGATGCCCGATCTGCCCGCCAGCCCGGAAATGCAGAATTGGGAAATAAGGGACTTTTCCGAAGGGCTAATCGACAAAGCTGACGATAACCTCCTGCCGGAAAATGCGGCGAGGGATTGCCAGAACTTTATCGGGCGCTATATCGGCAGCCTTAAAAAGCGGGGCGGTCAGGCACGGCTGAACCCGGAGGCTGCACTTGACGGCCCGATCCTGGGGCTGTATGCCTATTATTACGGTACGCCCATTGCTACGAGGCGGCTGGTAGCGGCGGCTAACGGAGTAGTGGCCTGGTGGGACTTTAAAGATAAGAAATGGACGAATCTTAAAACGGGCTTAAAGACTACCAACCCTTTTATGTTTGAAACCTGTGTCAACTACATGGTTTGCTTTAACGGTTTGGATAAGCCTTGGAAATGGAACGGAACGGAGGTAACCGATCTGTCTAATGCCCCGGCAGACGGGCAATTTCCTGTATTACACAAAGAAAAGCTGTTTGTAGTGCCGGTAACAGATCCCTCAGCTATATACTGGTCGGAGAGCTTCCAGCCGGAAGAATGGCCAGAGGTAAATTTCTGGAAGGTCAAGGAAGGCGACGGGGACGAGATTACCTGCCTGAAAAAACACCTGGGCGAACTGATAATCTTTAAGCGCCGTTCTATCCATTCCCTGCGGGGGACAAGTTTGGACGATTTCCGGTTGGAGGAAATGGACAGCAGGTTAGGCTGTGTCGGCCCTCTGGCGGCGGCGGCGCTTGGCCCTTACCTTTACTTTGTTTCCGATGAAGGCTTATGCGTATTTAACGGTATGAGTGCGACAAATATTTCAGCGGGGCGTATTCCCAAGCTGTGGGACAGGATCAATAAGGAAAAGCTGAATAAGGCTGCGGTAGGGGTATGGGATAACATTGTCTGGTTTGCCCTGCCGGAAGGAGAAAGCACTTACAATAACCTGGTGATTGCCTATATCCCCGGTTCTGACGGAGGCAAGTTCTGGCCCTGGCGGGGAATCAATGCTTCCTGCTTCCAGACGTTTGACGACGGCGCAAAGGTTGTGCTTTATACGGGAGATTCCAATGCCGGGTATATCAATCAGCAGGACATAGGGACTGATGATTTCGGAGACCCGATTCATGCGTACTGGGAAGGCAGGGCGTTTGATCAGGGCTTGCCGGAGTACGAAAAAAAGGCGAAGCATATTTACGTTCAGGATTCGCCGGAGACGGTAAACGCAGTTATGCTGCAAATATCGTTAGATTACGGAAATTTTAATGCACTTAAC